TTATATTTAATTAAATTAAATTATATGGCTAAACAAACAAGCGGAGTTAGAAAAATTAAAACACCTGATGGTACAATTATATACATGCTTGAAGGTAAACTCCATAATTGGGAAGAACCAGCTGTGATACATCCAAATGGTAAAAAAGAATATTGGTTATTTGGATATCAATATAGTAAAGATGAGTTTATGGACCGTAAACGTGACACTAATGGTATTCCACCAGCTAAGGATCCAAAATATGATACACGTCTCTAACAAATAAAAATAATATGAAGATAGGATTATGTGGAACAATGTCAGTTGGTAAAACAACCTTAGTTAAGGATTTAGCTAAACTTGAGATATTTAAAGACTATAAATTAGCAACTGAACGTAGTAAATACTTAAGAGATTTAGGTATTCCATTAAATACAGATTCAACAGTTAATGGTCAGTTTGTATTTTTAGCTGAACGTGCTAGTGAATTATTACATGAAAATGTTTTAACAGATAGAACAATATGGGATGTATGTGCGTTTACAATGCTAGCTAAATCAATCAGTCTAACTGACAAGTCTAGTTTTGTGACAGCAGCAATGACATTAAGAGAACAATATGATGTTGTGTTCTATATTGATCCTATTGGAACTATGATGGAAGATAATGGTGTACGAGAAACAGATCTTGATTACAGATATGACATAAACCAGGAAATATTGCGCTTAATAACGCTTTATCCGCCTAAAAAACTAGTAGTTTTACGTGGTTCTACAGGTAGTCGTATAAATACTATATTAGATAATATATTTTAAAATATTTATTAACACATAACAATTAAACATGGCAGACAATTTTGATCTTAGAAAATTTATTACTGAAGCGAAACTTAAAATTAAAGTTCCTGTAAAGGAAATGGCGCGTATCGCTAAAGAAAAATATAAACTCAATCCAGACTTTCCACAAATTGAAGATAGAATTGCTAATCCTAGCAACTTTAAAACAGATAGAAAACAACAAGTAGTTAATTACTTTGTTAAAAAAGCAAAAGACGAGAGTATTGATCCAATGGAAGTTGAATTGCTAAAAAGTGATATTGAAAAAAATTCAGCTCCTGGTATTAACTGGTCTTTCACTCCTGATATTCGTAATCAACTTTTAAAAGCCACAACTGTTAAACCAGAAAAAGCAGCTGATGAAGAACCAGGTGAAGGTGATATATTTGGTGGCGCTGATGATGCTGAAGATTTGTTTGTAGGTAAAGGTAAACTTAAATCTAAAAAAGCAAAACCAGAAACAGGGGATGAAGAACCATCTGAAAAAGATATTACTAAACTTAAAGCACCAAAATCAACTGCCGCTGGTTCTAAAGCTGGTGAATGGTTTGTTGATAATAGTGATTTAATTGATCGTATCATTAAACAATATGCTCAATCAAATATTAAAACAGGTCGTACAGTTAAAGAAGCTGAAGATGGTGGTTTATCAAGTGCTGACTTTAAAGCAGCTCAAGCTAAATCTAAAGAAGCAGCTAAAGCTGGTTTACCTGACTTAGTAAAACGTCTTGTAGACAAAATTGAAGTTTTAAAAGATGAAGATTATAATGCTTATGTTAAAGTATTAAATGATCTTGACAAATATAAATTCGGAGCTACTAATACTAAAGGAGTAATGAAAATGATCCTTAAATCATTAGGCGAAGATAAACTTCCAGCTATTGGATCTAAGAGAAAAGATAGTGAAGAAGATGAATTTAAAAAATTAGGTATTGATGATACAGACATTGAAATTGATGGTGAAGAGGAACTCTAAAACCATCGGAAAGTTATTTATTGTGATAGGTGGGGTTATATTTTTATACTTATTTATCCTATTGGTTACATCAAAGCAAGGTATGCCTGCTGATATTAAGGCTACTATTGACTCATTAACAGCAGTTAATAAGCAATTAATTGAGCATCAACAACAAATTGACAGTACAATTAATGCTTATGAGGCTGAAGTTGATCAAATTGACTTTCAAGTAGATAACATTAAGGAAAAAACAACTATTATTCGTGAGTATTACCATGAAGTAGGTCAACAAGCTGAGCAATATACTCCAACACAGGTAGATTCATTTTTTAAAGCTAGATACGGATACTAATGAAATACATTTTAATTATATTAGCGTTTTTACCTATATTTGGTTACGCTCAACAAGATACTATTAAAATACCATCTCCTGTAGCTAAATTAATTGTTAAAGATTTAGTTAGTGGTGATAGTGCTAAGGCTGAGTTAAAATTATGTAATGAAAATATTACATTATTAGAAAAGAAAGTAACATTAAAAGATAGTATTATATCAGGACATGTTCAAAAAGGTATGTTATATGAAGAACGTATCAAAAATGAACAGTTAAAATTTGATGCTCAACAATTATGGGTTGATCAATTAAGAAAAGATAATAAGAAATTAAAAGCTAAATTAGTTTTCACTAAACTATTAGGAACTGCTGTTATAGGCGGTTTAGGCTATTTATATTTAACTAAATAAGATCCTTGCAATCCCATGCACTGAGGCTTAACCGGTAAGGTTAGGCCTCTTTTATATATTTATATACAAACAGTTGCATGAGCGATCAACAACAGAATATTAAAGATATTATTAAACAGGAATATGTTAAATGTGCTACTGATCCTGTTTATTTTATGAAAAAATATTATTGGATTCAACACCCACAACGTGGTCGTATCCAATTTAATTTATATCCATTTCAGGAAGGTGTATTACATCAGTTTAAAAAGAATCGTTACAGTATAGTTAACAAGTCAAGACAGTTAGGTATCTCTACTCTAGTGTCAGCTTATTCACTTTGGTTAATGTTATTTAACAAAGACAAAAACGTACTTTGTATAGCCACTAAGCAAGAAACTGCTAAAAACATGGTTACCAAAGTAAAATTTGCTTATGATAACCTACCCAGCTGGCTTAAAATAAATGCTTTAGAAAACAATAAACTAAGTTTAAAACTAGCAAATGGATCTCAGATAAAAGCAATTGGTGCTACTGGCGACGCAGGTCGATCTGAAGCAGTATCATTACTGTTACTAGATGAGGCCGCCTTTATTGAAGGTATAGATGAGATATTTGCCTCTGCTCAACAAACTTTGGCCACTGGTGGTCAATGTATAGCTATTTCAACTCCATTTGGTACAGGTAACTGGTTCCATAGAACATTTATTGGTGGTGAAGAAGGAAAAAACGGATTTGTATCTATAAAATTACCTTGGACAGTACACCCAGAACGAACTCAAAAATGGAGAGATGAACAAGATGCTATCTTAGGAATTAGAAACGCCGCTCAAGAATGTGATTGTGACTTTACAACTTCAGGTGATACAGTTGTTGAACCTGATATTTTAAATTTTTATATATCAACATATCAAGTAGATCCTATCTCAAAAGGTGGATTTGATGGTAACTTATGGCGTTGGGAATTTCCAGATTATACAAAACAATATATGGTTGTTGCTGACGTAGCTAGAGGTGATGGTAAAGATTATTCAGCTTGTCATGTTATTGATATAGCTGAAGCTAAACAAGTAGAAGAATATAAAGGACAAATTGGTACTCGTGACTATGGTCATCTATTAGTATCAATAGCTACAGAATGGAACAATGCTTTGTTAGTAATTGAAAATGCTAATATAGGATGGGACACAATTCAAACAGTTATAGATAGAGGATACCAAAACATGTATTACTCATCTAAATCAGACACAGCTAATATTACAATGGATAATTTCTTAAGTCGAAACGACAGTAATTTAATACCTGGTTTTACCAACTCAACAAAAACTAGACCACTTGTAGTAGCTAAATTAGAGGCTTATATGCGTGATAGAGCTTGTGTTATTCAATCACGTCGATTATTAGAAGAATTAAGAACATTTGTTTGGAAGAATGGTAAAGCACAAGCTAATGATGGATATAATGACGACTTGATAATGGCTTTTGGTATTGGTATGTTTTTACGTGATACAGCTTTAAAATTCTCTCAAACAGGTATGGACTTAACTCGCGCTTCACTTGGAGGTATAGGAAAAATTTCATATAATACCGGACCAAGTGGCTTTTATACCCCACATAGTCCGCAACAAAATAATCCTTGGCAAATGGATAATGGTAGAGGACAAATGGAAGATATTAGCTGGTTGGTTTAGATAAATATTTATAACATATACTAAGATATTATGGGATTATTTGATAATTTAAAACGATTATTCTCTTCAGATGTCGTTATTCGTAATGTAGGCGGCGATGAACTAAGAGTAATTGATACAGATCGTATACAGTCATTAGGTACTTTACAAACTAATGCACTTGTAGACCGATTTACCAAAATTTATACAACATCTGGTGCTGGTATTTACAACGTTAACAACGTTTATAACTACCAAACACTAAGAGTTCAACTTTATACCGACTATGAATCAATGGATACTGACGCTATTGTAGCCTCAGCACTTGATATTATAGCCGATGAGTGTACTTTAAAAAATGAACATGGTGAAATGCTCCATGTTCGCTCTAGTGATGAAAATATTCAAAAGATATTATACAACTTATTCTATGATGTGTTAAATATCGAATTCAACTTATGGAGTTGGGCTCGTAACATGTGTAAGTATGGTGACTTTTATCTTAAATTAGAAATAGCTGAGAAATTTGGTGTATATAATGTTATACCATTCTCCGCTTACTCAATTATCAGAGAGGAAGGTACTAATCCTAAAAATCCTACTTATGTAAGATTTAAATATGATCCTACATCAGTATCTGGTATCACTACTCCTCAAACACAGTACGCTTTAGGTACATCAACATCAGATATCTACTTTGAAAACTATGAAATGGCTCACTTTAGATTAATAAGTGATGTTAACTATTTACCTTATGGTAGAAGTTATTTAGAGCCAGGCCGTAAGATATTCAAACAAATGATATTAATGGAAGATGCGATGTTAATTCATCGTATTGTTCGTGCTCCTGAAAAACGTATTTTCTATATGAATGTAGGTGCTATTCCTCCAAATGAGGTAGAAGCATTTATGCAAAAAACAGTACAAAAACTTAAGAAAGTACCTTTTGTAGATCCAACAACAGGCCAATATAACCTTAAGTACAATATGATGAACATGATGGAAGACTTTTACATTCCTGTAAGAGGTAACGACCAATCAACTCGTATTGATACAGCAAAAGGTTTAGAATATAATGGTATTGAAGACGTAGCTTACTTAAGAGATAAGTTATTCGCTGCTCTTAAGATACCTAAAGCATTTATGGGTTATGAAAAAGACTTAACTGGTAAAGCTACATTAGCCGCTGAAGATATTAGATTTGCTCGTACAGTAGAACGTATTCAAAAGATATTATTATCAGAATTAACTAAGATTGCCTTAGTACACTTATATACTCAAGGATATGATGGTGAAATGTTAACCAACTTTGAGTTAAACTTAACTACACCTTCTATCATTTATGATCAAGAACGTGTTAACTTAATGAAAGAAAAAGTTGAGTTAGCAAGTAACATTATGGAGTCTAATTTATTACCAACTGATTGGATTTATGATAACTTATTCCATTTCAGCCAAGACCAATATGATGAATATCGTGATTTAATTATTGAAGATAAAAAACGTAAGTTTAGATTAGCTCAAATTGAAGGTGAAGGTAATGACCCAGATGAATCAGGCCAGGTATATGGTACACCACACCAATTAGCTGTCGCTTATGGTAAGGGTAGAAAAGATGGAGCTGTGCCAACAGGATATAACGAGAAAAATCCTAATGAACCTGTACACTTAGTTGGCCGTCCTGAGGCTTCAGTATCAAATATTAATCGTCAAGATAATCCATTTGGTAAAGATAGATTAGGTACTAAATCATATAGCACAGCAGGTGTAGACCAAGAAGATACATTAGCAAAAACTCAATGGAAAGGTGGATCACCATTAGCATTAGAAACATATCTTAAAAACAAGAAAATGTTTGATGGATTACCAGTAAATCGTCGTACAACTTTATTTGAAAGTGATTTACTGAATGAAAACAACATCCGCGACGAGATCAAATAATATACATATTTATAATTAGTATCATTATACTAAACTATGCGCATAAAACATAACAAATTTCGCAACACTGGTGTATTATTTGAGCTATTAGTGCGTCAAATAGCATCAGACACATTGGCGAATACTGATTCTAAGGCGGTAAAGATTGTGAAAAAATATTTTCATAGTAATGAAATAGCAAAAGAGCATAAACTCTATCATACTATTTTAACAGCGCCACGCTTAAGTGAAGGTAAAGCTGAAGCATTAGTTAATACTACTGTTGACTTAGCTAAAAAATTAAATAAAGAAACATTACTTAAGGAAAAATACAACTTAATTAAAGAAATTAAGAAGCATTATAATCTTGAAAGTTTCTTTAAAGCTAAAGTTAACAACTATAAAGCTCTAGCTGCTGCTTACACATTATTTGAAGCCGCTATGGATAATAAGTTTGTTGAGCCTAAACAATTAGTGCTTAATAAACTTACTGTAATGGAACATATCACTAAGAAAACCTTAGTTGAAAATAAAGAAAACGAAGTTGAACAAGTATTAGCTAAAGAAGATAAAAATGTACGTTTATTAGCATATAAAATGTTAATTGAGAAGTTCAACACTAAATACTCAACATTAAGTACACGTCAAAAGTTAGTACTTAAAGAATTCATTAACAATATTTCTAATCCTGAACACCTTAAAACATATATCAACGAGAACCTTAATAAGGTTAAAACTGAGTTAACTGATTTAGTTAAACAAGTTAATGACAAAACAACTGAAATTAAGTTAAACGAAGTTATAACGTTGATAAAGCCAATATCTAACAAGTCGTCTGTAAAAGATGAACATTTAGTAGCATTACTTCAATATCAGCAACTAGCTGAGGAAATTAAGAAAGTAAATGGATAAGAAAAAATTAGGAATTAAACTTAAAAAAGAAACATCGGCCACAGGAACCGGTGCTTCTGTAACTCCAGGTGTTGGTATGGGCGTAGCTACAAAATATGCTTTTAAGAAAAAAGTAAAAGAAGATGCCCCACAACTAGCAGCTGGTAAAGTAAAAGATAACTATGCTGTGTCTCATTTTGGTTTTACTAATGCTCCATCTAAACCAAATCGTTCTTCAAAAGCAATTGACTATAAAGAACTATGGGAAGCAGGTGAATATGAGTCTTTAGCAGATATGTTAGCACAATTAGGTGCTGAAGAAGATGCTGTTAAAGTACTTGTAAAAGCAGTTGAAATGGGAGCTTTAAAACCAACTGATGCTATTGAAATTGTTAAAAAAACAGTTAGCTTAAATGAAGGATACGCTCAGTTTAGAAATGAAACTAAAATGCGTTCTAAACCAGATCAGTTCCATCAAGCAGTTAAACAAATAAAAAGAAAAATGAACGAAATCAATCGCATATTTGAATACGTTGATCGTTTAAAAAGTGAATTAAGTGAAGGTGAAGATTTAAAATATAAAAAATATACTGAAAATGCATTCCAACAAATTAAAGAGAGTGCAAAATCATTATTTTTAAAATCTACAAAACT